ATTTAAACATTATTGTTTCGGCCTTATTACTTTACCAACGCGATAGTCGTTCGTAGTTTCTTTTGCTTCTCCAAGCATCTTTAACCCAATTACAGCTTCATTAAACCGTTGATTATATTGAGCCATTATATCCTGCTCACCTTTCATAAATATATAAGCTTCAACTAAAGATCCATACAACATTGCTAGATCAGCGTTATCACTTAACCATGTAGTGCCAGTTCCTGCTCCAGAGGTTAAACTGGCAGGTCTAAACAAATACTGAACTTCAACCGCGTAGTCCTGATTAGGAGTGGGAGCAACAATAAAGTTACCCACATCAAACTGAGCGTAGTATCTTGGTACTCCTGTTACAGTGTAGTCAGGATTGAACTCTTCTATGAAAGAAAGATCCTTAAACTCAAGAAATTGTTTTTTACCACTTACAGTTATTGTTATGGAGAACGGAGCTAGGAAGTCACTAGGCGCACCAAGGTACTGAATGTTTGTTGTCATCGTACCAACTTGGTTTCTCATAAATAGATTTAACTGAACGTTCTTGAGTATGCGTTCTTCGGCGGCTCTTATAAACACAGGTAAATTATTTACGAAAGTCGTTTCCGAATTTTCCGTGTAATCCTGTATTGCTTGTTTTAAGCTGTCATATGTAAAACTCATGTCATCACGCTATCGTTATTGTTCCTACCATACTACTATGATTTGTACATTGATACACTAAAGAATTATCACTTGGCTCATGTGGTACAATAAACTGAGTCAGCCCCGTAGTCGAATTATAATCAGTTGTAACACCCTCTGTAAACGCTGAACCACCAGAAGAAACTCTTATTTCTAAAGGATGTCCACTGACATGAGCAGAGTTGTCTATTAAATAAGTATGACCTTTATAAAAAGTAAAGTTCGGATTGTTACCAGATGTAGCACCCGGACCTGTAAACTGATAAGCTGAACCAGTGGCAGCACTGACTGTATACTTAGTCACGGGGCCAGTAGTTTCATCGTTAAGTCGAAGCCATGCCCCACCATGTGCGAAGTACATTCCTCCAACAGCGTGAACGTGAGCTATAGCACCATGATATGTAGAAGCACTTGGAAGATCGCTTAAATTAGCATAATAAAATACAATTTTGTTGGCACCAGCACTAACATCCAATAATCCATTTGAATCTATTATATCAGTAAGAGTTGTACCGTCTCCAAGAGCCGCATAAATTTCATTAAAATTATCGTTTATCTTATCTGCACCAGCCCGTAGAGTGTCCCCTGTTCCATCGTTAGCTGATGAGCCTATACCTACTGTTTGTTTTGCCATGTCTTATCCCTCGTCAAATGTCTGTGTATTAGAGTCTAACGTAACTGATCCACTGTCAAAAGTAGTTGCTGTCACAACTGTTACAGATCCTACAGAAGCTGTGGTTGTAAGACCAGTCACAGGTTGATTAACAACAACGATGTTGATTCCAACAGTTACAGTGCCGACCTGACCTGTAGCTTGTGAGCCACGTATCTGAGGGTTGAATATACTTACTTCAACCGTTCCTACAACACCCGTGCCAACCAAATCATTGTCTGGAGTTATTCCTGGTATGTCCCTAAAACCGACAGGATTAAACCCATACTGTAATGCTCTTTGCTCTTCTAATCCTGTTTCTGGACGTGGATCTCTGAGTGCTTGAGGATCTGCGCCTACACGAGGAGATCTAAGTTGTGGATGTTTTGTTTCAAACTCATCTTTACCTACGAGCAGTCCGTTCCATTCTTTACGCATATCTCTGAGTCGATACCGAAAACCAGATCGATCTGATATACCATAAGCTTTTTTACCGGACGCATACGCCATTATACTCTCAGGTATTGTATACTAGGTTGCAGTTTCAAAGGTGTTCTGTCTTCATCTTCGTCAGAGGCACGTTGGAACTCTTCTTCATAAACGGACTTCAACAACTGGATACGCTCTGGTGCACGTTTCATAGACAGGTAATATGCTAGTCCAGCCACCATGCAAGGATAGAAGCGAAAAGGCATATCAGTAGTATTAGTAAGAGTATCAGCATCCTCGATTCGTTGCACATAATAATAAACTATCTGATCTGTTGAGTTTTCAGGAGTAGCCCAGAAATTAATAACTGGAGCAATTTTTCTGTCAAAGTAATACTGACTTGTACGAGCCTCTGTAGATTTGTTTGGTATCGTCAGATACTCACCTCTACTTATACGCTGTAATTCAAAGTCCGTACCATCACGCCGTAACACCACTTCAAGAAGATCCACCACATCAGACGTTAATGTTTCTTGGGCCTGGCCCTTGGTAAGCGTAAGTGTTGCTTGCTTTATTGTCCAGAGATTCAAACCTCTGTTAGCCCATTCTGCAAACATCAGATTAAGAGATCGACGAGCCGTCTTTGCATCGTAGCCTGTACGAACCTCTAGTCCGCATCTCTCATATGCTTCTTCGATAATGTCCGCTACATCTAGTTCGAAGTCTCTTGATCCTGAAGTTGCCATAGCTTAACTCATGTGTGGTTTCTGGTTGGTTTTAACGATAGCTGCTCCACCGTTTCTAAAAGTAGTTACTCTTCCGCCATCTTTTTTTCTAATGTCTTCGGGATTTTTTCCCATTTTCTCAACCACTTCAGGAGCTTTTTTTGCTAAAGCTGCTAATCCGGGTTCTTTAGACTTACTGATTGATTCCATCGTCATCCTCCTCATTATAAAGATTATCAAACACTCGATTTACATCTAGTGTATAGTCTAAATCACTTTTTGAATAGTGTATATGTTGTGAGGGTTTGAAATCAGGAGCACCCTCTCCCACAGCAAACCAAGCTGGATGCGTTACACGCACCCGATTATTTGGTAACGCAACAATATTACCCGTCCACTCTCCTGCATCTAAAAGCTGTAAAACATGGCTTTGTTTGTGTTGTGCAGGATCATCACCAATCTCGCTTTCAGTGTAGTCTACAGTAAACAAATATTTAGCAGGAAACATTTGACCATCGATCTTGGCTAACCAAGGACACGGTGTAGCTCTGTCCAAAACATAAACAGAATGATTATGTGAGGAACAATCCCAAGGCTGTGCGTCATGTGTTGCCATGGGTTCAGGCCATTCTTCTAAAGGTATATCTGCGACCAAGGCAGTTATAGGCATTCTAGCCCACATCGCACCGCCGTGAATCGTGTCTTCCTCTTGGTCTTCAGCTTCACATCCTGTGAAGATTACTTGAAAACTTAGAGATCTATTCGGTATGGTTGTAACTGCAACCACCATAGCATGGAGAAACTCGCCGTGATATTTCTCATGATTATGGGTGTACTCACGACGAACCCAAGCCTTGAAATAAGGTATATTGCTTTGTAGATATGGCATTTGTTTAGAATATTCTTACTTTTCCGCCAACTACACCGCCCTTGGACATCATTTTTCCGCCAAGACGATAACCTTTTTTCATCTTACCGCCAGCTTTATAACCTTTGGTCTTCATCTTACCACCGACTTTATAGCCCTTGGTCTTCATCTTACCGCCAGCTTTATAACCTTTGGTCTTCATTTTTCCGCCAGCGGCATATCCTTTGGATTTCATTTTTCCGCCGCCACGGAATCCTTTCTTCTTCATCATAATATTTTCTCCTTTAGAAAATTCTTACACCTCTGGTGGCTACTAAGCCACCGCCACTAGCCTTCCAACTTATTCGTTTAGAAGACTTCTTCTTTTTCGCAGCAGAAGTACACTGCGCCATTGTAGGTCTACAAGCGGGGTAACCTCTACGCTTTTCCCCTTTTTGCCGACCACAGGGTTTGCCTGTTTTACAGTCAACCCAACCCTTGCCTTGGTTTTGACCGAACCATTCACGAAGAGAGTTCTTTGCCATCAGTAAACCTTTGTAACTTGTCGTCTGTTTTCTAGCATAGCGGATCCACAACCAGCAGCAGTAAACCCACCACCATCTCGAAACTTTCTTTTTGGTGGTCTTTTTGGGTTATCAATTGCAGAAATCACACCACCTTCAGCGGCTTTCTTAGAGTTGCCCCAGTTCTTTGCCCCCACTTTTCTACACTTAGAAAGTGCCCCTGAAGCGTATGCGCTTGGCCAAACCTTGTATCGGCTTTTTACTTTGTGATAACAAGCGTCTCTTTTTGCCTTTTTTTTCGCCATTAGTTTGCCTCCTAGGAGTCTTTGATATTTGAAAAGGTATTTGTGCGCGACTTACCAAAACGAAACATCCTCTTCACCACATTTTACAAGACCAGTATTTGGCCTTTAGCTTATCCAACGTGCCTTTGTCACAACCGTGACGGGCACGAAAAGATTTTCTCGCTTTTGGATTAGACTTTCTGATCTTCATATTAGCATCACCAAAACGAACAATCTTTTCTTTGCCCTTATCGCAAGCCTTTACAACAAACTTTTTACCACCAGAAACTTGACGTTTTGGCTTGTTGCATTTCATCTTAGACTTGTCGATCTTAGCCATCACGCCAACCCTATTTAGGTGTCGTCAAGTAATGCACAAACAATACATGTTGCAGTCGCAGCACTCGATCCATCGTGACCAATTGCGTGCACATCAGCAACTGTTGTATTTGGATATCTACCATAAAAAGACTGATTAGGACTAATTTTAACCGCATCTCCAGTAGTATTTGCTGCGGTGCCAGCGTCAAAAACAACATAAATGTCATTAGCTGCATCTGTGTTTTTAATGTAAATGAACTCAACCTTGTCTGTTCCCGCTATTGCAGTTGGTGCAGTATCATCATCCACAGCGGTATAATCAATAAAACTACCCGCCATTAAATCTGTACTAGCAGCACTTACACTAGTTAGTTTGTAATACCACTTATCATTCGCATCCTTTGGCGAAACAGTGGTTGTGGCTTCGATAGTTTTGGCTATCTCGTCCGGTAGTATCGTAGTCTTCATGACTACTGTA